ATGGCGCGTAAAATGGAGTCAACATGTCTTTATGACGATTAACTATCTCTTCTGAGCTGAACTCAGGGCGCACACCATGCACGCAAACATCTATCTTTGACCCCTTGATGCCGATGATGAGTGGATCCTTCTGAATAAGTTTTGTCATGCTTTTGGTATATACTTGTGCGAGTCAATTTTGTTTAAAATTGACATCATCTTCGGACAACATTATACAATTATGTCGACCAACTTTAATGATGTCAAAGAAACTAACAAAATCGTTGCGAACTATATTTCACGAAAGTCAGGTAAAGACTCACGCAGCATTTTGAAGTTATTTAATCAACGTCATTTTCCAAGCAATGAAGGTCTCGTAAAAATATTGAACAAGACAATGAACTTACCATCTGCCGACCGCCCGATACATGTTGAGAGCACATCGTCCGCAGATGTTTCATACAAAACAAAAGAGATAGATTCATCTGGTCTCTTGAAAGATTTGCCTGTCGCACATCCAGTATATTTAGATCATGGTTGTGGTGCAGGTAAGATCACCGCTGAAATAGCATCTCTCATTGGTGCGAGCAAAGTTTATGGTGTTGATATTTACATCCATCCACTACTTTATGAGCGTGGCATCGAAGGCATAATACCTGAGCCAGATGGTACTATCGGACTGCCAGATGCGAGCATCGACGTTGCTACTTGTCTTCTGAGTTTGCATCATGTAACATTACAACAAAAAACATTGGAAGAGTTGTATCGCATTCTTCGTCCTGGCGGCGTGCTACTAATTTATGAACACGATTTCATCAGCGATCCCGGTTTCAGAGTATTCTTAGATGCTGTTCATATGACATTCAGTTTGTATGGCACAGAGAATGAAAGTGAGGGATCGACTTTGGGCAAAGCAAAAAAAATAACACTCGAATCTGAGCAATGGATCTTCGACACTAAGTATAAGTCGCGAGACTTATGGCGTGGAGATCTTGAACGATGTGGATTTAAGCATGTCGTAGACCGCATTTTTAAAAATTCACAACGCATGTATTTTGCGAAGTTCGAGAAATAAACATACTACGCGAGCGTGCTAGCACACTATGCGTGTATACGCATGTTTACTTTTTTGTATGTGCTATAAGTCTAACACATACGTTCGAAGAACTATTTAATGCTTCTTGGCATGTCTTCTATGCTTTCTGGATGAAGGCTTCTTAGAAGATACCTTCTTGGATGAAACTTTCTTTGATGATGCTTTACCACCTACTCTCTTGTGTCCTCTCTTGGCCATTTGTTGTGTATTATACCTAGGCATCAGCAAAAGAAAAAAACATAATTATTACCTGTTGAAATTAAAATACATAATCGCGACCATCATACACAGATGCATAGTCAGTAATCTCAGCACGCACAAACTCTATTGGATCTGCCATAGTTGCTTGTGGCGCAGTATCTTCGATGACAAAGAAGCGTTCTGGTATCTCTTTTCTCGCGACTATGATGGCTAATATAAGAACAATGACTAGTGCGAACAAAAAACTTTGTGACATAAATTATAACATCATCGCAAAAATAAAATAGGTTGATTATTGTTGGTCGTATATCTAACGACGTACGACTTGCATCTAACGGCGTACGACATGCGTCTAACGATGCCATACTTTGTTGTAAAGACCATCTTGCAATTCTGATCCCTTGAAGATGGGGTCTGCTGGTAATCCATAATAGTCAGTGCCGGCAGATTGCAAGCTTGCGGTCAATGTATCTGTGTATAATGTTTTGTTGTTGAAATCTGTGTTCTTCATTCCACACCCACTGCAGTCACCAGGCAAACCTGCTGCCCATGCAAGGTCATTACCTCCATTAGAGTAACTTTCTTTTTTGTACAAATAATAGTATGCGCCAACAAAAAGCACAATTGCTAAAATAGCAACTCCGATCATCATAGCTGTTTCCATGGTTTTATATTCGGAAATGAATAAAATGCAAAAGTTATAAATAACGAAATATAGGTCACATGAAGAAGTATACAAAATATACCGGGATGAAAACTGGCGGCGCAACGAAGGTTGTCGGCGGCGATGAACGTTTCAAAGATCAAACAACGATCAAGTTGGTGCCTGAAGAGGTATCAGAGTGCTCACTCGTGCGCAAAGGTACAACAAAAGGTACATGTTTATCGGATCAAGCAATTGCATTTCTCAGCAAGAAAGCAGGAATTGATCTTGGAGCACCGGATCATGAAGTAGTAGAATCGCTGAAGAAGCGTTACTCGGTGCACTCAGACAAAGATTTAGTTGATGTGTTGCCTGATGACTTAGCAAAAAAAGAAATCAAAAACTTCAAAATAGACGGTCCGAGCGGTGTTGAACTGTTGAGCAACACAGATATTGACATGATTCTTGCGCAGTGGCAAACCGCATTTCCTGACTTCTATCCATACAACTTCAACATGCGTGATTACACACAATATTCGTTTCGAAATGGACATGTCATCAATGAGCCCGACACATTAGCAACTGTTGATCCTATGGAATTATTTAAGTCCACATCGCCAATAAAATGTTGTGGATGTATCATCAACAGTGATTTCTATCACGGTCAGGGTAAACATTGGATGGCACTGTTCGCAGATAATCGTGGATCAGAACCAACTGTGGAGTTCTTCAATAGTTCAGGTCGTGCACCGGATGTTGAGTGGGTCTCTTGGTTGAATCGCGCGAAAAGAGGCATCGATGAAAATAACAGATCGCTTGTTGCATCAGGAAAAAAGAAGTTGGCGCGCATCGTCTACGGTAACATGGTGCAACAATACTCGATGACTGAATGTGGTGTTTACTCACTATTCTACATTTGGGGAAGACTTAACAGAACACCTGCAGAGTATTTTGAGCGCAATCATATCCCTGATGAACTAATGTTTGAATTCCGTGCACACTTATATAATGGATACTCAACAAAGGCGGCAGACAAATGGTCATACGACACATTCAAACAAAATGTACATATCAAGTGGGATCATGCATCTGGTCACCGTGAAGGCGAGCATTAGCGAGTTGAGCATTAGCGAGTTGAGCATTAGCGAGTTGAGCATTAGCGAGTTGAGCATTAACGAGTTGAGCATTAGCTAGTTGAGCATTAGTGCGCTAAAGTTTATTACGATGATATTCATCATCATTCGCAGTAAGAATGAGCTCACCGCGTAAACGATACTCGATAGTAGCATCAATCAAGTGACCAAGTTGTTCTTTTTTGTAATGATCGGCATATTCTGCACGCAGATCATCTTCGCATTTTATATCAAAAGATCTTCTCTTATCATTCGCAAATCTATCATTGCAGTATAAATCGCTTAATGATCCTATCGGGTTATATGCTCCATATTTTTTGTTGTAGTAATAAACGATACTTTCGTCCTTGTAATCATCGAAAGAGAGACTTGAGTCGTCGAAGTTACCCTTGAGTATCCAACATTTGAGAGTATCATCATGTCTGATAACATCGAAACATTCATACTTTGTTGATTGACATCCAGACTGTTTATATACTTTGGCACCAGGAACTATAACTTTGCGATTGCACCATATTCTGCCATTGCCACAACAATTACCTTTTCCTTCTCTCACAAGATATTCAGCGCACATGTTTTTATGTTCATCATGTACAGATGTTCAAATTTGATCATGTCCATCTCATATTACACATGTATAATGCCCAGACTTAGCCTCACAGATGATCTTAGCAAGCTACCCGGAACAATACCCGATGCGCGGTATGTCTTTTCATGGAATCAACTATATATGACGGGTCATGACGACGATCAATGGTTTGTATTTAATATCGATGCCCATGTGTATAAACAAGTAACAAAGTTCTGTACTATTCAAGAGTTGAAGAAATGTTCACGAATACACATATGTGAAGGAAGTAGATTTCGTTACGTCAATTATAAGATTGATCACTGGGTTGATATCATGATCATAAATTTTGATGTGGATAAAGTTAAGGTGTACCGAAAAGGTATACACACGGCGTCTGCAAAATATGGTCAGTTTCTTGTATGCAAAAACACGATTGATAGTTATATAGGTTTCAGAAATGGCATATATATCAAATATTTTATCAAAAATGTCAACCTATACACAAACAATATATTCATGAATTACTCCGATCGGAAAGAAATCGTGCAGTGGTCGGATATCACACACATATTTAGTGGG